ATGTTAGCCCCAAGAAGTTCCGTTATAAACCTCGACCGAACCTGTCGTGGTATTAAATCTCATCTGCCCTGTCGCAGGACTCGCAGGACGCTGCGCCGTGGTGCCGCTAGGCAAGTACAACCCGCCTGTTGATGAGTCTGCATACGACAGTCGACCGTTCGCTGCCTGTACGCTCACAGACAGGTTAGATGCTGTGTCAACAGGGTTGACCTCAACCGTACCGAGCGAGAAGGCTTTGAGGCGCAGTCCCATTTAGATAATTGCCCACACAGACCCAGAAGGAATGGTCACCACCGCACCAGAGGCAATGGCAATCGGGCCAGTGCTCATGGCGTTAATCCCCGAGGGTATTGAATAACTGTTGTTCACCGTCTGACCGTTCTGCACGAATATCTGATCACCACCGCCACCTGTCGCTCCATTACCAATTGATACCACTGCGCCTGTACCGTCCTTGGTGTAGATGACACGGTCAGCAGTGTTGATGGCAATCTCACCTGTGAGCATATTGCCAGTCGTCGGCACGTTCGTTGACGTCGTGCTGTAGTACGGTCGGATCGGGGTAAAACCGCTCTGTGCCATGATTTAAGCCTCTGCTGCCCAAGGTAATGGTGCGGGTTGCGGCGTTGGAATCTTTTGTGCGTCAATCTGCGCCTGCACTTCAGTTTCCATGTCTGCGACACGTTCTGCGCCTAGAGCATCCTGAGTCCACTGAATCGCTTGTGCTTGGGTAATATTCGCATAGGGCGTAAAGTTACTAGCATCGGCAGGTAGCAAGTTAACCGCATACGTCACTGAGCCTGTTAATCCGTCTTGCGTATCGTTGATGGTGAAGTTAGACATGACAGCCGTTTGTGGTTCGGGCGTGTTCATTACTGAGAGTGAGTTGATGATCCAGTTCATAGTGGCACCTGCGGTATAGGGGTTACGGGGGCTTGGGTGATAGCAGCAGCGTCAGACTGTTGTTTAATCTTTTGCATCAAAATAAATGCGCCCGACTTCGATGGCAATTCACCTAGCACCTGTTGGATGAAGTTAATTTCTTCGGGGGTGAGGCTAAGAGGTATGTTCATTTTTATCCTACAAGTAAACGACGGGATGTGCCGCCTGCGTCTTTGATTGTAATGTAGCCTGTCTGGGCAACAATGCCTGCGGTATATGTGCCGTATTGGACTACGCCCGTGCCTTTTGGTATCAGGGTTAGGTCGATGTTGGTGTCTGAGCCTGCTGCATTCATACTCGGAGCAACACCCGTAGCTGCACCCGTGGCATATAAATAATTAACTGCAGCAGTGGCGGTTGTAACTACAGCGAATTGATATCCGTTTACGTTGGAACCAATATAATGATTGCCTGTGCCTTTAGTAGCATATATAGCATTGATATTTGTATCTGAGCCTTGTGCAGATAGCGTTGGGCCAACGGTTGTAGCCCCACCCGTCACTTGCAAATAGTTAACTGCTGAGGCTGTATGAGCTACTACAAAGTGCGCTGCGGTTGTGCTGTTAGTGCTAAAGATTAAACTGCCCGTGCCTTTTGATGATATTGCTAAACCTACGTTTGTGTCTGCGCCTCTTGCAACCAATATTGGAAGCCCTGTCGTGACATTGCCCGACACTTCTATGTAATTTACAGCTGAAGTGGTATTGGATACAACAAACTGTGTTGTAAACAGCCCACCGCCAGTTAAGAAATTAAGATTGCCAGTGCCTTTTGCAACTAAATTAAAACTAATGTTTGTGTCCGCACCTTGCAATTGAAGTGCAGGTGCGCTGCCGATACTGTTTCCTGTTGCGGTAATGTAATTAACTGCGTTTACTGTATTGACAACTTGAAATTGAACTGCTGATGTTGCGCCTGTATAAAATATATGCGAACTAGTGCCCTTTGTGTAATAGCGCATACCAATGTTTGTGTCAGACCCCGCCGCTGAAAGCGCGGGTGATGCAGTTGTGATTGCACCGAAGACCTCGACATAATTCACCGCACTAGCAACAGGCGTTGCTCGCAGGGATTCTGAACCTGCTGCGGCTCCTAGCGACCATATTCCTGCTGAAGATACCCGCCCACGGTCTGTATAACCTGTGGTTGTTCCTGTGCTAAATACTATCGCTTGCGGAACATTACTGGCAGAAACTGCGCCATCTACGGTCAATTCTATTGCAGAAGTAAATCTATAGGCTGAACCATCGTATCCGCCGCCAAGCAACCCGCCAATAACATCTCCATTAACTACTGCGGTAGGAACGCTTATTGTGCCTCTAGCTTTTCTTGATTGAAAAACATACGAACCGCTACTACTTAAAAATGTTTGTTGAATAACGTCACCAACAGCGTGAAGCTTACCCGCAGGACTAGTAATACCAATCCCTACGTTACCCGCAAAGTAGTTAGCGCCCGCACCACTAGCGTACAGGTTGTAGTCGCTTGCGTTAGTGAGAGTAAGCTGAGAGGCTGTAGTGACAGTTCCCGTACCCTTGGGAGTAAGCGTTAGGTTGATGTTAGTGTCAGACCCCGCAGCTTGGATTGCGGGTGAGGCTGTTGTAATTGCGCCGATTACATTTACATAATTCACCGCAGACGCAACAGGCGTGACACGCAGGGATTCAGAGCCAAAAGCTGCACCAAGTGACCATAGTCCTGCTGAAGTTACCCGCCCACGGTCTACGCCAAGAGTAGCAAAAATAATTCCCGCTCCGCCATTGGTATAAATTAAAGCATTGGCGGCGGTGTTTTGAAAAGCAAGCGACCCTAAATTAGCATTTGCAATACCACAAGTTGTTCCTGTTGCCGCAGAACTATATTGTTGTAACTGAGTCGCTCTATATGTCGGGGTTGAAAAATAATCATCTGCAAACGCCCCAACTAATGAAAAACCTGTATTGCTACTAGCTCTTGCAACGGAATATGAGTTTGGAGCAACCACCTCTAAATTTACATTGGGTGTAGTAGTACCAATCCCCAACGCACTAGGGGCTGCGGTGATAGATAAACCGGGGATTCTAAACGATGTGATTGACGAATTGCCTAGCGTGATTTCGTTGCTAATTGTTGTAGTGGATGCCGCTGCGGTATTACCAAGTATTAAATTATTGCTTCCTGTTGTTAATGCTGAACCCGCTTGGTAACCTAAAGACGTATTGCCATTACCATTTGTAACGGCAGTCAGTGCGTTGAAACCAAACGCCGTGTTTTGTGCAGCAGTTGCAAACGTAGCCACCGGAATACTAAATCCAGAACCTGTGCCACCGATTAAGGCTGCTGCGACTGTTAAAACGGTTGCTGCTGTTGATGTTGCGCCGTACCCTGCTGTGACCAAAGTAACAGTGCTGACAACACCACCCGCAACCACTACCGTGACAGTTGGGTAAGTGTTAAAAGTTGCACCACTAACAGCAGACATTGATACTGCGGTGTAAGTTCCGTTGGTATAGCCTGATCCCGCCGTGATTGAACCAAATGTTGCTACAGCAGTGGTTGCGTTAGTTAGTGCTTGATAACCGACCGCTGTTTGATTGCTACCTACGGTGTTTCCTAATAACGCAGATAATCCGTACGCCGTATTGCCGCCGCCGCTTGTATTTAAATACAATGCAAAATATCCGATGGAGGTGTTATTAGTACCAGTTGTGTTTTTGGTTAAATTATATGTACCAAAAGCAGTATTAGAGGTAACCGCACCGCCGCCTCTGCCAACTGTAAAACCACTAATCGATGCATCATTTGGCGTAGTCAGCGTTGTACCATCAAAGGTCAGGTTAGCAGAGGCGTTTAACGCACCTGTGCCGTTGCCATAAAGGATTCGATTAGCCGTGACAGAAGTCAATCCTGTGCCACCGTTAGCAACGCCAAGAGTTCCCGCTAAGACAACATTGCCCGTTGTGGGGGTATTGGGGGTAAAGCCCGTTGTGCCTGCACTGAATGATGCAAGAGCGCTCGTCAGGAACTGCGTCCAAGACGTGCCGTTGTAACCCTCAAAGGCTGTCAGGTCGCTATTTAGGCGCACCGCCCCAGTGGTGTTGACACGCTGCACGGACGTCCCAATCGGTAGCGTAAGCCCCGCATTGCCCGAGATCACAGGATCGTTCACGATGCTAATGGTCGGACTGCCTACGCCATTGCCGTTTGCCACGCCAATTTGGTTAGAGGTGCCTGTGATCGTGACAGGCGAGAGCGCCGAACCATTGATTGCCAACATGCCTGTGCCTGATGCATTGGCAAGCGCCAAGGGCAGACCAGACAACGAAAATGTAGGGTTACCACTAATGCCTGTGCCGTTGCTGACGGATATGCCATTGCCGCTCACAGCAAGCGATCGTGGCGTGATGGTGTTAGCGGCTGTCTTGACGGCAAAGCCCGTCCCTGACGCCTCTAATGAAGCCGCAGTGCCATTGAATGCGATTGTGTACGCACCCTGAGCGCCGCCATCAGTAATGCCTAAGCCTGTGCCTGCCGAAAAGTATCGGCTGTTCGGTAAGGTTGGCTGCTGACTCACGGTCAAGAATGGTTGATTTTGAGAGGGACTCGCGGTGATTGCGGCGACCGTTGTCTGAACCGTCAGACCATTCTGAACGATCGGCACTAGCTCCGTGCCAGTGATGGCGGTCGGCGCTGAGGGTAATTGCGAGATTCTAATATCAGCCATAATCAAGGACTCAAATTGTTGAGGTTGCCATTATTTGGCGTGTTGCCTTGCTCAGGAGATATTGGGCTATTTCCTAGTGTTTCAGTAATTATTGCATCATTATTCACCGCGACATCCAAATCTGGGCGCGGGAATCTGATTGAAATTTTCTCTGGCTGTCTTGGCGGCAACCGATATGGATCAAACTGATCCGAGCAACTTTCACTGCATACTTTGATAGCAGGTATATTACCATCGGGGCGCATATCAGAATAGGGTCTCTTCATCTTGCATCGGTCGCAGATGAAGATACTTAGCGTGCTGTTTCCGAAGGTATCAAGGAACCTTGGCATGGGTCACCTCGTATAATACGAGATGTTGCTTGCGAAGTAGATCGGCGATTTGTCGCGCTCTTCAGCCTCGGCGAGAGCGAAGTGCTTCTCCCACTGCTGCTCGAGGTAGGTGATGCGACCCGAGTCAACGCTCGGCAACTCCATCGCCATCTGATGCGCCAACCCATTCTGAATCGCCATGTACCACCGCTGCGGGATCTCGAGCTGACCGTTTAGCTGGCCAACGTCCTGAATGTATCGGCTGATCCAGATCTCGAGCTGAGGTTGGATGCTGTTGGGGACGGGCCATAACTTCATGTTCGGCTGATCAATCGTGCGATCAAACCAGAATTGAAGCGGACGGTTTGATGTAAATGACCGATTAGGCAGGTTCGAGTAGTCGTCGCGGTTCATCCGAGCCATCGGAATCGACATCGGATTGGTGCCGAATACGACCTGATAGAATCCCATGTTAACGCCTGCAGTCTGCTGAATACGCCAAAATGGGGCGCTTGCAGAGGGGTCAATCTCATAATAAATCCATGTGTTAGCTACCCACGTCACGGCGCCGACTGCCTTGACCGTCACCCACGTCGAACCATCCTGCGAATATTGCAGGTTTATGGTCACCGAGCCAGACACCGCGGGCAGGATGCCGATCGTGCTGATGTAGACCGCGTTGTTCGTGCCGTTGGCAATGCCGATTACGCCCGTATTAGAGCTCAATTGGCAGATACTCTTACCTACACCATCAAATGCGTTTGAAGTCACGCCAGAGGAGCTGTTATAGCCTGTATTGACATTAGTGAGGGTACGGTAGTTGGCGTTCAGGATGTCGTTTGAGCCAACGGGTAGATAATATTGATACTGATCAGGCTGCAGACCGATGATCGTGCGGTCGATGCACCAATAATTAATCCCGTAATTGGTCAATGAGGACAGCAGGTAATAAAGGCTGTCACGCGCAGCCGAAACCTGCTCGACCGTCAATTCTTCCGCGAGCTTTCCTGCGCGGCGAGCACCGTGGTCGATCAACTGTTGAACGGAGATTACTGTCTGTCCAACCGTTCCAGAAGTGTTCAAGCCTGTTGTCATCGGTTACCACCCCGGGCATTTCCATCGTTTCAGTGAGGCTTTTGCGCGAGGCGCATCACCGCTTGCGTGCTTGACTACACCGCTCATCCTTGCGCAGAATGAATCCTTGCGAGATCCGCCCTGCGGCTGCGGCGCTTTTAAGTGGCTACCAGTCTCGCTATTGTACTTTGCGCGACCTTTAGCCGTAAGTCCTGCGCCCTGCTTGGTGGGTAATTTCTCACCGCGACCTACTGCGAGCGATACTCCGCCGTCTTTCATCTTGTCAGCCTTCGCAAATTCCTTGCCCACGGACTGAGGTACACCACCGAACCCACCCTTGGTGTGGGCAGCGGCTTGCATCAGATGCTTTTGGGCAGGTGATTTGCTTGGCATATTAAGCCTGTGCTTCTTTCCAGTTCAGACGAGCCAGAATGGTTGAAGACGTTGCGCTTAGTGGCGTAGCAACGATGTACAGGATGTCGGGCCCATCAGGATAGAACCCCGCCTGAGACGTTGGCACGGTGTTGTTTGTGCCGCCACCTAAGATTGAATTGCCCAAGTCACGCACGATCGACAAGTCCAACGTGGTGCTGCCTGAAGTGTTCGAGTACGCCGCAAATACCGACTCGCCGCCCGTTACCGTCACAGCATTGGTGTTGATCGCAATCTGCGCCAAGGACGACGTGATGCCGTTGACCTGCTGAATCGGAGAGATAAAGCCACCCGACATAGCGCCTGATGCGTAGCCATTCAAGATCAAATTGATCAGGTAACCAGTGCCAGTCGTGTACAAGCCCAGAGAGTCTAACTGCAACTGCATGCGGTTGATGATCTCCTTCAGACCTAAAGTGCTAGTCGTGCCGTTATCAACTGAAGGTGCAACACGAATTGCCATGATCACGATTGGGTTTGTGTTCAATGTGGTGATTGCGGTGGTCGTCCCGTAGTTGAAAATTAGCGACTTGTCATCGTTGTACAGACCATCCATGATCACCGACGAACCCCAGTGCGATAACGCAGCGGAAGAGTCAGGCGAAGTGAACTCAACAGAGATAGGTGCTGTAGCAGAGTAGGTAAACGTCTGAGCCGCACTGCCACCAGTCTGACCACGAGTCAAGCCAGTAAGCGTGGTCGCCGTCTTGCCAGTGTAGGCAATATACTCAATTGCTCCAGTGTTACCTGCAGCTTGCAACTTGACAGCCCCCGCAGGAGCAAAGAATGTGGTGTCGGATACGTCCATTGACGCGGTAGTTCCGCTTGCAAGCGTTGTGGTCAAGTATGCCGCAGGTGACTGGTTATTAGACTCATAGTGAGCAGCCATGTTTCCTGAGCGCATGTACGCTTCATACTTGACGTTGTTGTTTTGAATCTGATAAACGTAGGTCACAGCGCCGTCTTTAGCTCTAAAGCCAAAGCGAATTGAACCCGCACCGTACCATGAGTAGTCGATGTACCACATCTGCATGCGGGTCAAGTCAAGCAAATATCCCGAGGGATTATTGATTGAGCTTGAACCGTCACAGACGTCAAACCATTGCGACTGAGGGACGCGAGTGTCGATAGTCTTAGAAACAATTGCGCCACCTTGGGTAAGCGTTCCGCCACGATACTCAGGCGAAATTGTCAAGTTTAGGTCATCGATGATTGTAATGACTTTGTACGACTGACCGCGAATCACAATGTAGTCAAAGGGTTTAAGTTGTGTACTAAATTGCGTACCAGTGCCTGTGACCGCCGCAGAACTTTGAGTAATTGTCACGCGACCGCTAATTTGCGTAGTTGAGCTTCTCAAAACAGCGTACAGAACCTGACCGTCAAATTCAAAAAATAGACCGTTTTGTTGGTCAAAGAATCCAATACGGTTACTAGAACCCCACCAACTGAATGGCGTGACCTTGATGTTTAACCCAGTTGCCGTAGTCGTCGCAGGTGCTACTAGCGCAATATAAGTAAAGGTAAGAGCGCCTGTTCTAGTAATAACAAAGGTGCCGTTGTAACCTGCTTGATCAACAGCAGCCACTAACACAACAGCATTGGTTGTTAGGTTATGTGGTGATTGCGTGGTAACAGTAATTGTCGCACCAATCGCAGTGCTGCTTGCGGTAAGCGTGGGGTTGAACAAATACGGTTTCAGTGATGAGCCAGTCGAGAACTGGATGCCCTTTCCTGACTGATAGCGGAAGTAACGACGCGTCTGCCGAATCAACTGTTGATTCGGTACTGCAGCACCTGCTGAAAACGCAACGCCACCATCAAAGGCGCGTGATTCAACAAACCCTGAAGGTCGGGCGTAAATGTTTACCTGACCCGCAGTATTGGTGATGCCGACCGTTGGTGCCGCCGCCACGACGTAAGTGAAGGTATTTGCAGTAGGCACTGTGGCGACAGCGTAGGCGCCGTTTGGAGCAGGGGTGCCGCCGCCTAAATTGATAACGTAGATCAAGCTAGTTGCATTTAATCCGTGCGCAGAGGTAGTAGTGACTGTGACGGTCGTCCCTACACTAGTAACCGCTGCGGTGCCTGTAAGCGATATGCCGCAGCTAGAGTAAAAGATACCCTTGTAAACGTATGTGGCTGCAGCGTTGTAGAAGTTTGTTGCGGGGATTGTGGTGCCTACGGCTGTCTGAACAACACACGAGTTTGTGCCGCCCGTAGATACATACAACCAACCATTACAGTCAGTGCTCAACGAGTTTTGAACAAAGATGATATCGCCCGTAGCAAGAATAAACGTACCCGCCAACGTAAAGCCGCCGTTCAGCGTGTTAAGACCCGTGATGCCTGTGATTGTCAACGGCTGCTGCGGAATGTAGTAACAGCTCTGACGGTTGTTTTGCAGAGAGATTGATTCCCACTTGGTCGGCTGCGTGCCGTACTCAAAGTCGGTGTCGATCAACGCCTGTGGCTGCGATACGCGCAGCTTATCAACTGGGTCGTATGCCGCAGAGCGTGAAGAGATCTGCGTGCGTAGTTGGTTATCGGTCGAGCTTGAGGGGCCAACGAAAGTGACGATTTGTGACATATTTCACCTGTAAGATTTCAAAAAAAAGGAGAGGTTACCTCCCCCTTTTTTCTAAAAAGAACCGCCTTTTTTACTGGCTTTAAAACCGTCAGTGCTTTTGCAACCCATCGCAACGTGACCACCATCGGCATAACCGCGGCGTGCCTTGTTCACCATTGCAAGATTGTCATTGGCAACGTAGGTGCGTGATGTTTTACCACCACGCTTTAAGCCCTTGTGCGCCTTCGACGCAGGCTTGTCCTCGTGCGACATGAGCTCTTTCTTGATGCCTTTGATCTCGCGCTCTTCCTTGGCGTGCTCGGCTTTGCCTTCGATCTCGCCACCTTTCTTGCGACCCATTGCCTGTGGAGGTATCCCGGGGCTTGGGCGCATCGGCGCACGCGACGCCATCAGCGTTGCACCCCGAGGGCGTGCAGCCGCCATAGCAGGTGCTGTAGGAGGAACAATCGCAGGCAAGCGGGCTGTCTGAGGCTGTCCAACTGGCAGAGCCCCACCCATTGCTTTCTTCGCAACACCACCTTTCTTGAGCTTCAGGATGACTGAAGGCTCGGTGGTTTCCATCTTCGGCATTGGCTTAAATTGACCCATGATTTACCCCTTTAGGCTTGTGTGACGCCGAGGGCGCCAGTGCGGGTTGAGTTCGGGCCAACCGCGATTCCTGAGAGCATGATGCCCAGAACCAATCGCTTGATCCCGTCAGGTGCGGTCGACGGGCTGAACGTGCCGCGAACGTCACCAGTCGTGGTTGTTGCTGTTGCGGTAGCTGCCACAACAAGCGAGCCTGAGTCAACAGAGAAACTGCCGTTCCAACCAACGTGGCAAAGGTAGCCGCCGTCAATCACGCGAACTGGAATACCAAGCAATGTAGTCGTGCCGACCGTGACCGCAGTAACCGAACCGCCTGCGCCCGAAATCGAAACGATTTGATAGAACGCTTTCTTGCCGTTGGTAGTTGCGGCTGCAACAGAAGTGATTACCTCGCTCATAGCCTGACCATAATAGTCAAAGCCAGTGATTGTGTAAGCACGAGCAGTACCACCTGTGACCAATGAAACCGCCATCGCACGAGGGCAGTCAAGCTGAAATACTGTCGTACCGCTTTTGTTTGTGACTGACCTTACGCCTGCACCTGCTGTCAACGTCAAGTTACCTGAAGCGGCAGGGGTCTGCGTGGCGGCGATGTTTGAGGTTGATGCAGTCTGTGGAATAACGTCAAAGACGTACACACGACCGAGTGGCCCAACACCCAAGTCCATTGGGGCGGGGTCTCCAAGCAACGCATTGCCTGAACCGTAGATAGTGATTGCACCAGTTGCCGAAGACGATGCGCTGACGGTGTATGTACCTGCGCCACCTGTACCCGTAACGAATGCGGTAACGTATGAGCCTGCGGTCACGCCAGTGCCTGATACGAACTGACCAACCGTAATTGGCTCACCTGACAGCAACTGCGTAACTGTCATCGTGGTGGTAGTAATTGAACCTGCGATAGTGTTTGTAATAGCACCCTGCGCAATACCCATAAAGGTCTGCGAAGTGCCTAAGAATAGGTCGTCTGAAAATTGGGGCATTTTAAAACTCCTGTGGCTTGAACCACTCAGAATTGAATTAAAAAAGGGGGTGAATTGAGCTCACCCCCCTTCGCTTTACACTCCGGGCGTACCGAAGAGGCAGCGTGGGTCAGTCCAACTGACCCAGTAACGCTCAGTAGCCTTGTAACGCATGGAGTCGGTTTCAAAGTCACCTTCCATCGTCTTCTCAAGACCACGACGCATCATCAACTTGGCGCCTTCTGGTGCGTCGGTTTGCACCCACCAGTTAGTAGCCGAAGTCAAACGGCTGATGACCGCAGCGCCTTCAGGAATCAAACCAATCGATTTGACTGGGTTCACGTCGTTGTTGGCGGTGCCAGTACGAAGAACCGATTTCAGCAGAACCTCGGCTTGGAACACGTTGCCGGGGGCAACCACAAGCTTCAGCGGCTGCAAGCGGATCTTCTTGCCGTTGTTATCCACTGCCAAGCGAACCTGAATCAACATCTGTTCGAGCGAAGTCTGCGAAAGGTTCGCAGCAGTCGCAAGGAGGTTGCTGAAGGTACCGTTGACGATAGGATGGGTAGATGCGCTTAACTGTACGCCGTCGCCGCCAGTGTAGGAGCTGTTGAAGGCGTTGTTGAGCACGTTGGCTGCAAGCGTCTCTTTGGTCTCAACCAGTGATTGAGCTAAGTGCTTTGCATAAACCTGCCCGATACGGATATGGTCGCCGTCTTCAACCAACACTTTGGTCAAGGCGAAGGCTAAGCCGTAGACCTTGTACACATAGCGTTGCAGGAAGAGTACGCCACCTTGTTGGTACGAAACTGGAGTGCCGTCAGGCAATTCAGGAGCCGCACCGAAACCGTAGAGAACGGGTTCTTCGTGGTAGTTACGGGGAATGCCCATCTGTTCACGGAACACTTGGCTCCATTCATCTGAGCGTTGGTCATAGACTCCGTCAAAGCATTCACTGAGAATCGGCTCAACGATACTTCTAAAGTCGGTACTGCGCATTGGAGCTGCCATGTCAGTTCCCCTTAGATAGCGTTAACAGTTGAGATGAACTGTGGCTTGGAGATCTGTACGCGGACTACGACGAACGGATCACCCCAGTTGTTCCCGGGAATCGGCGCCAGATCAACAATACGAAACTGCGCTGCTGAGCCTGAACCAACCAATGTGGCTGATAAAGTCATCTGCGACAAACCCGTAGTGCTTGACCCTGCGGTGAAATTGCTCAAGTTGGCTTCGTTGCCTACTGCCGTTTGAGCCATCGTACCGTCGGTCTGGATCTCGTACACGATCTGCTGATCGTTGTAAAAATACGCAACGACGCTACCTGCGATTACGGCTGTGGAGGCGGGCCAATAATTCGACACGCGACGACGACCAGTGGTGTCAGTCCACTCAACACCCGCAAAGGCGCCAGAGACTAAACCGCTGTTGGTTGTTGTATCAAGAACAGGCAAAATGACGCCTGCGTTTGGCGAATACTGAACAGCCTGACCTTTCAGGATGTTAGTAGCGTAGCCAGATGTAATGCCGTTGGCGAGCGCTTGAGCGCGATCCAATCCAGTAGGATGAAACGCGGGTCGCAGACCAAAAGGTGCAGAGGTTGCACTCATAGGATGCTCCTAAAAATTGTTAGATGAAAATTTTGGTTTCGGCTTTGTTCAAAGCGTCAGGCAAAATCACCAACGTGATTTTTAGGATAGCGTTTTGTAGATCGCCCACCTTGTTCAAAGCAGGCGATCTTTGCAATATTATGCTCTTTCTAAATAAATAAAACAACTATTCAAAAATAGGAGCAGGGATGTCGCGTTCCCCGTCTAACAAGTCACCCTCAGCGCGGATCAAGCTCTTGCCGTTGCTGTCGCGAGCCGAGTTCAATAATTGCTCCTGCTGAACGCGGATCTTGCCTGCTTCTTCCATCGGCTGATAGTGATGCTTCTCTGCCATCCAGTCTTGGTAGATGTCCATCGGCAACTTGTACAGAATCATCTCATTGCAGGAGACGTGACCGACGTGCTCACCCTCTTTGACCTTGAGATGCTCCATACCTTCGAGCTCATCGCACAGCACCGCCTGATAGCCCAAGCGCATGCGGCTGTGGATGGTGTCGTACTGGTTTGTTGTAGATAACCAACAGTAATGCCAGTTCGGATCGCCTTTGACGGTCGGCAGCGCTTCCTGCGTGAATTCTGACTGGAAGCGACGACGGCGTGTTGGCGCCGAGGCTAGTGCGTCGTCTGCAGGAGCGCGACGTTTGTCTACTACAGCGCGGTTTTCACGACCTGCGCCAGTGTTCTTGCGGATACGGTCATCCATGATCAATTTCCTTTGTTTTGACGGTCATACTCGATGAATCGGTTAATCATTTTCTTACGCTTGTCAGGGTCATCCCAGATCCCCATCTCTTTGATGGCGGCAACACGCTGCGGTGAGAGCGTAAAGTTGCTACCACTGCGAGATGGTGTCGATTCCCTGCCTGTTCCAGTGACTGCCGAGCGCGGACGCTCGCGTCTCTCTGAATTATTGCGATTACCGCCGCTATCGTAGAGATGCGGAAGGTATTTTGCTAGGCGCGTGTCCAATTCTTCCCAATATTCTGAGCTTGAAGGGTCATAACCCTCTGCGGTGAGTCGTTTGTCGATACTTTGCGTGAGTTCGGAGTCTAAATCCTTGCCCGCGGGGTCGTACCAACTGTTTTTGCGCATCCAATCAGCCGCATTACGCTGTACGCTAGGGTCAGGGAGTTGAATGTTCGCCTGTTGGGGCTGAGACATCTGCCTCGTGGCATTTTCCTTGATGTTTTTGAGCGCTTCGTACTTGCGCATCGACTCATACATCAATTCCTGCGCCCGAACCATCGATTCTCCGTCCTGCGAGGCGACAGCTTCCTTCATCTTCATCTTCGCGTACTCGATCTGCACCTGCGTGTCTTCCATCACCTTCTCGACACGCCCCAATTCGGCACCTGAAGTGCGCGTTTCGAGGTTTGCAAGCCTGTCCGCCAACTGCTGATTCTGCTTTTTGAGGGCATTGATCAGGTGATTAGACTCTTTTGCCTTCTCACGGTGGATAGACTTCTTGAGCTTGCGCTCTTCGCGACGTGCTGCGCGGATTGCTTCACGATCTGGGTCTGAATCTAGCCCGTCAGAGCCATCTTCATGATCGTCGTCGTCCTCCACGGCGCCACCTTGCGACATTGGCTGCGCAACATCACCCTCTTGCAAGGGCAATTCGATCATCGCGCTGCCGTCGGATGACTCCTCGACCTGCATTTCCATCTTGTCTGTTGAGTTCATAAGAATGCCTTCACTTTCAATGGATCGCCAGTCACCTTAGAGATGATCTCGTGATCGTTGAACACGGAGAACAGCGCCATATCTTGATCGCCATTGACCACTTCACCGTAAGGAACTTCCCAACGGTCGCCACCCCACTTTGGAACGCGAACGAAGTCGCCGACCTTAGCCCATGTGCCCTCGGGCCACGGCTCCATTGTGTCGCGGTTTTTGTAGGCTAGTGCCCCAAGCGCAACAACTTTTGCGACTTGAGTGTTCCACTTTTCAGTCTCTTTGGTATCTTCCATTAAAATGATCCCACTTGCTGTGGTCTTCTTTGGCACCTGTTTGAACTGAATCAATACTCGACCACCTAGTGGAGTACAGCCAGAATCTACTGCGGGAAATGCTTCATCAAGCGTCATGCGACACTCCTTTTCAATAGCTCTATTCAGAGCGGGTTACTACAAAAACCTAGTCTTCCGCGAGCAATGCATCGAGCATATCCAGAGCTTCTCCAAGCCCTCGATAAATTCCCACCATACGGTGGTACGACTCGATGTTGATAGCATTGCCTTCGGCAAGCGCGAGGGCGATGTCTTCGCGCCTCTGCTTGATCATGCCAATGAGCCTACCTTCCACGACCTGCTACCTTGCGCATTGGCTTAGCGGCACCGCCCTTCTTCAGGGTAGCGATCTTGCCTGCCATGCCTGCTGCAGGACGTGCGAGGGGTGGAGGTGCCGATCCTTTGGCGGGTAGGTTAGCTACGCCACCCTCTTTCATGACGGCGCCACCTGACGCGTATTTAGGCATAACTGACTTGCCCTTAGCCATAGGCACTGACTCGCCCATTGCCATCTTCTTGTGCTGCGAAATTGCTTCTGACATGATTAAACTCCTTGCTGAGGTTGAGGTTCTTGTTGCATTTGTTGCATTTGCTGCTCCTGCTCAGATTGCTGCATTGCTTGCTGTTGAGCTTGCTGCGCCGCCTGTTCTTGAAGTTGCTGCTGTTGCTGCGCCTGCAGTTGCTGACGCTGCATTTCGTGTTGCTGTTCGAGCGTGAGCACGTTGATATCGTGCGTGATCTCTGCAGCCTTCATTTGCTCGTCAGCCACGTTCTTCTCTTGCTTGGCTTGAGTGTCTGCAGCCAATTTAGCTGCGTCAAGCTGTAGGCGATCGTTGTCATTCTTCGCCTTGCGCTGAGTCTCAGCCATCTGAGTCTGTACCAGAGCCTGTACGCTAGGATCCTGCGGCTGCTGCTGTTGGCGAAGCTGCTGCATCATGCCCATCATCTGCTGCATGACTGGCGCGACGCCATTGAATTGCTGAGGGACGTCCATGAAGACATGCTGCGATGATGCCGCGAGCAATTGCTGAGCCTCCTTAATGATGGGTTCTTCTTTCAGGATGTCAAAGCGCCTACCCAACGCTTTGCTTGTGTAGTTGTCCATCGAGTCGAGGTACCAGAGCGTCAGATGCTGCTTGAGGTGCTCGAGGGCGCGGGGGATGAACACAGGCGCGATGATGGGGTTGGAACCGTACATCGGGTCTTTGGCGTAGTCCAGAAGCACCTGAATGTGCGCGAGGTGGTCTTGACCGGGGAACGCCCCCGCGGGCTTCCCTATCGTCATCGCCACATTCTCGAGCGCAGGGTTCATCTGCTTAACATCCTGCGGATCAGGTAGCACTTCGTTCGTATCAGGAATCTTGAGCTGTTTAAGAATTCGCTTCTCAACAGCCAACAGATTATAGATTTGTGGATTCGCTGCCGCTCGTGCCGCGAGAGCCTGAACCTGAGCATAGCGCTGAGTCTCCGAAAAGATATGCGGATCTGACACAGGCACGATATCGTCGTTCTTCTCGAAGTCAGCGCTTGTCACGCCGAGCTCCTTCGCCATCTCGATATCATCCTCGTCGAGGTACCAACGGTTCAAACGAGCCAGAACCTTGAACACCTTTGCCTGCGACTGATGTAGGCGTGCGTGAATAGCTGAGAACACTGCTGAGCCCTGCTCGATCAGCGCCTGCGTCGTGCCTACAGGGGCATTGGCATTCACGTTGGCGATCTTCTCTTCGGCGGTCGTGACGACCCCTTTAGCGGCGTCGGTGAGCCATCCTAATAGACTCAGTAGGGTTGGGCTTGGTTGGTTGAAGGGCATGGGCATGGCGATCTTGCGGATGTCGTCAATCCCCGGCGCCCCCTCGATCTCCGTCACCTGCGTGGGCTCAACAACAATCGACTGCCCTGACACCTTGCCGCCCTTTAACTTGAGCATCGTCGGGTTGGTGTTTATATGAGCAGAATCAAGCAGAGCTCTAAGAGCGCCAGTAAGAGCAGCAGACAAGCCACCGATAAGATGAGGCAACCCAATCGCATACGCACCCCTCCACGGAATGAATTTAAACTCAATGATCCAGTCAAGCTTGGACATCTGCTTGTCGCCGTCCTCCCAGTTGCGGTACAAACCCACGACCTCGGAAGTGTTCTTGTCAATCATCAGGATGTAAGGGGCGCGTTCACCCTTGGAGAATCGGTCATCCTCCTCCTCCATGAATGTATAGATGTGATAAACGGTGCGCACGCCATCAATGTTCTCGTACTCTGACTTCTTGCCCTCGATCTTGTCGTTCGCCTTCTCAGGCTTGGTGAGCTCAGGCTCCTCGCTCGATCGATAGATGCTGATGTCAGCATACAAACCCTTCGACACGCGCAGCTCAAACTCTTCTTGCGTGATGTTGTTGACCTCGGTCACGCGACTAGCAGTGTAGAAGTTGCCCGCGGCGTAGGGAAGGTAGACGTTGTCGATCGGCAGGAACTCGACGCACGAGCGCTTCTTCTGATCGTCGCGCCAGATCTTCATGTACTGCGATCCGCCAAGGGGTGTCTGGGTTAGGATCTGCTCCTCCTCGTCGCGGTACTCTTCGATCTGCTCGGTAAGCTGCCAGTTCATGAAGTCGCGCTTGCGCTCGGCTTTGGTGGTCTTAGCCTCGGTTACTTCGCCGTTGATCTTTGTCTTGACGGGCCCGTCAGGCGGAAACAACTCCTTAATCGCCCGCGCAGAGAAGTCGATGCACGCCTCAGCCATGACAGGATGCACGACGCGGGAGGCGCCCATGAACTGCGCACCGCCGGGGGCGTCATGCCCCAACCCAGTCCTACGCAATCCCTCTTCGTACTGCTTGTCGCGTCCTTCACGGGCTTCCTTATCCTTCTCTATCATGTCGAGGTACTTCAACGCGATCGTCGACAGGCGCCACGCGTCGATGTCATCAACCATGTTCTCGTAGAACGAGGGCGACTGTTCAGGCGTCTTTAAGTCATCCAAGCGGACGATCGCGGATCCGTCTTCTTGCTCTTCAACCTCTTGCTGAACATCATCGTTGAATATGTCTGTCAGTGCGGTGTTATCTAGAGCGCTACTGTCCTCAGACGTCGGATCATAGTCCTGCGGGATGGGCATTTGAGTAGCCATTATTTAGCCTTTGTTAATTCATGACGCATTGCGTCTAGTGAGTCAGCGAAGTGTACTGCGCCGCCCTTCTTCATGTGAATGCCTGTCTTGAACTCCTTGCGCATCGCGGGGGTGATGTCCATGTAGTGCAGGGGTTCTACACCAACGCCTAAATGCTTAGCCGCTTCGGTGTAATTATTAAATTCTTTGAAGTTAATGCCATCATCTGAAATAACAAAAAATTTTCCGTTGGCTTCCAAAATTCCATTGGCTTTGTTATCAGTAACAACATCAGTCTTGCCAACTGTTGCGCCGTATTTCTTGCCGAACTTCTTGAGGTAGCTAGGGTAGATCTCGTCGTAATACTTCTTCATACCCTCGCCGCCAGTCTTTAGATCAAGACCTGACAAAATAAGCATATCTTCGCTAACGCTTCCTTTCGGGTACCCCTTCCCTTCAGCATCAATAATTTTTTGAGCCACTTCTTTACCAACGATGCCTGCCAATTTATCTTGCGGCACGCTCTTGTCATTCAACGCAGGTCTGCCTTCCTTGTCAACGGCAGCAAGGCTATATGTACCGTCGGCATTTTTTTTGTGGGCAATCCGATCGATGTAATGAGTCAATTGAAACCGATCTGCGACACGTTCACCAGTTGGCAGCGCCACACGGTCGTAGCCGCCATCAATCGCTTCTTTGACCGCACGCTTGAGCGCAAGTTGATACCAATCGTCTTTGTAAGGCGCGTCAGGTACGCCTGCGTCAGCTCCAAAACTACCTCGAAGCATGTCAATGTCTGTTGTGGCAGGAAAATTCATTACCGTGCCATCGTTTTGAATCACAGTGAACGTGCCGTCTGCATTCTTTTTTACTGGGTCAGCAATTCTATATCCATAATCTTTCGGCACGGCTTTCTGCGCATCTTCTTTTGATACATTGTATGTTTCAACCAACCGTTTAACCTCTGCGGTTCTGATGTCTCGCGCTGCCTGATGCCAGTCAGACTGCACCTCATCAACCAACAGCGTCTTCTTGCCGTCAGTCACACGGTCGCTTAAACGAATGTGGGCGATGGGATTTACGTCCTCCCAATGAGGGGTTCGATACCTTCCTTCCTTAGCTTGACGTCTGCCTTCCGCGCCTAGATCACCGCCTAACTCCGTCCAACGATTCATTTCATCAGGAAGCAAACCATCTTCATTCATTTTTTTATTAAGACGAGCAAACTCACTATGCTCTGGCGTTTGTGGCAATGTCAACACCACCTCGCGGTAGTTCTCGCCGCCGGGGAGTTGCCAATCTTCAAATCTTGTATGCTTAGAAATAGGAAGTTTATACGCGCTATGGGCTTCTAAATTTCTTTTAAGTTGCACGTTAATTATTTGCTCTTCAACTTTGCGCCTAGCTGCATTGTCCCCTGCGTCAAAATAAGCATCATGTTCTTTGTATAGCCTATCAATTTCAGGTTGATAAGAATCAAATATCTCTTTGCGTTTTTCCATTCCAACAGGGTCTTCTTTAACTGCCCCATACCTCGATTCATCCAATCTCATCTTGTTCTGCGCGATGAAGTCCTGCACCTCAGCCGCTGTGACGTTCTTCTTGTCTTTCAGGAACGTGTCGAGCCCCATGTTGCTGACCTCTTCCGAGCGCACGTTATCGCCTTTCAGGATGTCGTTTAAGAACTGCTGACCGTTGCCTGACTTGCGCTGCAGGTTCAGTGCTGCCGCCTCAGTAGGCGAGTAGAACCCCTGCTCATTGGCGGGGGCGAGAGCCTTGGGGGTGACGTCTTTGATTGACAACCCCGGCTGTGGAAGCGTCCCCGCCTCGTACAGCTCCCGCACCATGTCGTCCACCTTCGACGCAAACGGCGCCACCGCCTTCGCTCCTGCCCCTGCAAGCTTGGTCGCCCCCCTGATGACAGGCGTCGCGAACTGTGCGACGTCTAGCACGCGAGGGTCAAGGCGTAGCGTCTGACCGCTCCCTGTGACAGGGCTGCGGGTGTAGGGCTGCTCCTCGGTGATGTCGCGGCTAGTCTTCGTATAGTCCTGCAGCGCGGCGCCTGCGCTCTTGAGCGGATCCGCAATCATCATGTCTGTCAGGAAGGTGCGGATCGGGTGCGTCTCAGCAATAGGCTTCATCGCCTCGCTGACGAACTTGCCTGCCTGATCCATGTAGCCACCTACCGTGCCGATCATCTTCTGCGTGGTGGACTGTGGCGTGGCTTGGATGACAGGGCTGTTGGCTAGTTCTAGCCGCATGCGATCGAGCTCTGCTTGGTTGACGTCGCCGCCCTCATCGAAGCGCTGCACTTGACCGCCTTCAGCAAATGGTCTGCTGTATCTCAACCCATATTGAGGTGAGGCACCTTGCATTGTTGGTCGCATCATCTCAGCGCGAAGCGTACCGCTACCGACAGGAAACTCAGCGCCGAGCATGATACCTGCTAGTGTGTCGCGCATCTGCGCATTGCGTGATGCTATTGCATCGGCGGTCAGCCTAGCGCCCCCAACTGGAACGCTCATACCTGCGCCGTAACTCTGCATTGTTGGATCGGTTTGACCTGAACGATAGAACTCAGCAGGCAATCCTAGCTTGCGATTATGCTCATCACGATCTGTGGGTGAAAAGCTGAAAGCGCGTGGCGTAATGCCGCCGTCCTCCATATGAACCGCGCCACCCTTGTCGTAACCACGCATCGCCTTCATGAGGTCGTTGTGCGTGGTCTCGGTGCCGCCGATCTTGTCCCATACCGCGTGGTGACCGAGGTGCTGATAGAAGGGGGCGAGGCTTGGGTCTAATCCTAGCTCAAGCGCATCCTGACGCGCCGCCAAGCGATCGACGAGCTCACGCCCACCTGTACCCTTGCCGCGGTTCTGAATCGAGCCCATGCTTACTGGTGCGGGTGTCGTGTGCAGATTGATCTGACGTGCGTCAAGCGTGGGGATGTCGCCACGTCCGAGCAGGGAGCCAACGAAGCCTGACTTCGCTGCAGCGATACCTCGCAGGCTGTCAGAGTAATCGCGCCACTCGTCGCGACCGCCTGCTACCCTCGCATTGAGATCCTTCGCCATGTTCGGCAGGTTGTCCGCCGCCCACTGCATCTTGGCGACTTGATCGTCTTGCTTGCCGTAAGGGGAGAACATTGTGCGCAATTGTTGCATCGCAGCAGCGTCTGGCTTGCCGAGCTCCGCAGCATTGAGGTAGCGCTGCCCCATCGGTGAACCTAGCCACTCAGCGAACGCGCCTTCGGGACGAACCTCTTCGCCAGTGTTGGGTAATCGCAAGCCGTGCTTGGTCGCCGTCGAGTGCGACAGACCACCGCGACCGATCGACGCCTGCGTGATCGTGTATGCCTTGATTAGATCTCGAGCGTTGAGGTCGCCCTTCTCCGCACGCTTGAGCTGCTCCTTCATGAAGTCGCCGTAGCCGCCCTGAATGTAGTCAGGCACCGCCTCGATCTTTAGCTTGTCCGCTACTCCCTCAAGGGGCTTCCACTTCCAGTCTTCCGCCTTAGTGGTGACGGGATCCTTGTACTCGGCGATCCGAGCGGACTTCGCTGCCTGTCGAGCGCGTTTAAGCGCCATCTCGACGACCTGTGCTGCCTTGACTGGATCAGCCATGCTTACGCTCCATCATCTCGATGCGCATCTCTTCAACAGACGGGTGACTTGCGGCGCCACCTTTGCTGAAATTATTTGCCGCCCTGACAGGGTTGGCGATTATTGAATTAATGTCATAACCAGTCAGCTTTTTGAAGTGTTGCGGGTCGTAGGGGTACTGATCCTGACGCTCGTTTGGCTTCAGCGTTCTGCGCCCTTGCGCCAACCGAGCCTCTGCCTCGCCTGCTAAGCGCTCGTACAGCGCGTACGGAGTATCGCTTTGTCGGAAGGTTAGTGCGTCTTTCTGATACTTTGAATACTCTGGAGTGCTCCTGATTCGGTGGTTCAGCTCTTGAATCTCCATTGGACTCAACTTAGTTGTCTGCCCCTTCCTGTACAGATCGCCGAGCCTACCATTGTCAGCAACCATCATATCTGTGAGTTGCTGTTTTGACTGAGCGGTGACAGGATCGTAATTGGAGGGATAGGCTGTAACGCTACTAGAGTTGCCACCATTGTTCCACCGCTCACGCGACTGCACGCCGTGCTGCAATTCATGGATGATTGTATCGAGCGCATCGTTTGGCTTGCTTCTCAATTGCGGAGCACTCATTGAGAGCTCTGCATCTGACGGACTAAAGGAGCCGTGCAGCCTGTTCGTCTCTTTTGCGTTGAGAGTTTTGAATTTGATCTTCTGTGCAAAGTCAGGGTACGCCGCAAAGAACTCATCATGGTCGACGAACTTGTCTAGTTTGCCAGACAGCTTGCCAATGGTGGAGATTTTTTTGACCTTCCCCTTGTCAAACTCCTTGACGAGTTCTGCGCGAGTGACGTTAGGATCGCGGGCTAAAGCCTCAGCCTCTGGCGTCATCGGTAACTTTAACCCTGCGTTTTTTACAGTAGCCTCGGCTTTTACCACGGCATCGTCGAATGCATCACCTGATGCGACATTGCGTTTAATTTCCTGAGCATAATAAACATTTGCCAACTTTCTGCTATGCGCATCAAGCTTTGCATTAACCGCCGCAGGGGCGTTTGAGGTCATGGCGTGGTCACTGATCTCGAAGCGCAGGTCGTTCGGCGCCCACGGTGGTGCTGCCCATCCTGTCTCCTTCCAGACAAGCGCGGGATCCTCGCCTGCCGCTAGGCGTGCCTTGGCGGTATCGCGGGCGGCGAGGTCGGCGCCTTTTGCTGTGCTGCCTGCGAATACTTCGGAGATGGGTTTGAAGCCGGGCGTCAACTGCCCCTTCTCAAACATCGTCAGCCCCTTCTCCGCGAGAGGCATCAACACGTTCTTGCCGATCACTGGCGCCGCCTTCGCCGCCCCCGCGGCGATTCCCACGGGGTTCAAGAAGTTGGCTGCGAGCTCGAGCATGGGGTAATGTTTGTCTGACGTGATGCCGAGCTCGTTCATCTTGTCTTCGATCCACTTCGAGCCCATCACTGGCTTCTCAGACGCCCAGTCGCCACCTAGCCCTGCCTTCTTTGTCAGGTAGTTGACGCCCTGCAGCCCCATGTTGACAATGTCGACAGGCGCTCCGACGTTGCCTGCGACCATGCCACGGTTGAGGATGTCGAGGGCGCCGCGCACAGGGTTTGCCTTCAGGGTGTCCCACTCCTCGCCTGCCTGCTCCTTCGCCATCATGCCTAGCTGTCGCGCCACGTCCATCGTGCTTGGCTCGCCATCGGGGGCGGTCTTGCGCCGTGCGTGCAGGCGCATCTCAGGCTTGGGCAGGTTCTGGTTGTAGATGCTTAGGGGGTTGGTGCCGACGTCAGTCGATAGACCGCCAGTGGGTAGCTCAACGTCGCCACCGTCTTCCATGTGGACGGCGCCGCCTTCTGCGTAGGTGCCTAGCTTCAGCGCATCCTGCTGCTTCTTGATGGAGCCCATCACGCGATCAAGCCACTGTTGAGTGTGGAGCTGTATCGGCGTAGAGCGCATGAATGCAAAATTCTCGTTCGCAGGGCTTTCGTTCTTGGCTACGCGTGGGTCAAAGAATGTATGAAACCAGTCTTTGTAGGAGACTGGATGTTCTAGACCGCCAACGTAGTCGCCATACAAGCCTGCGGGGTATGAACCGTGAGGTGGGGACTGCGACGTAATGATTTGTCTATCAGCCCTCGGGAACTGAGAAATACTCCTGCCAACGGTGCCGATCGGCGTGTTCAGCATGGTCGGGTCGTTGACACCGTACCTAGTGGACGCCACGTCAGGCATGCCCTCGCGCTGATACCTTGCCATCTGCGCACGGTTGAGGAATACCTTACGAAGGTTGCCGCTCCCGTAATCCATCAACTGCTTCTCGAGGTCTGGGTGTTGTAGACCGACGAAGTCTTTGCCGTGGTAAACCATCGCTCCTGTGTTCGGATCCAACGCGCCAAGTGTTCTAACGTCGTTGTTGAACTCGAACGCTTTCTTAAATGTCTTTGGATCAAACTGTCGCAGCAGGGCTTGCGTGGTCATGTGGTTAAAGTCGCCCGCGATCGGGCCCATCGACGTGTACGCCCCATACACGTTATCAGCGCCCAAGCCGTAGGCGTCGCGCATGCGATTGTCTAGCAAGCTGATGACGTTCTGGTGGGATCTCCACCCCTCGCCGGGGTTCTGCCTGCTGAAACTTTCCCCCGCCTGCAGCGTGACAGGTGCGGACAATTTTCTGCCATTGATGCCAATCAGATCTACGCCCCCCAACGCTGCGTCGCCACCTAGCGGTACGCTTGCGCCGCCTACTATCTTCTCTGGGTTGACGGTTTGCTGCGGCGTCATGTTGACCCCCGCGGTAGGCGCATACTCTGCTGACATCTGGCTCGTCGGCGTGGTCAGCTTGTTTCCGCCCCCGATCGGGTGGTAGTAGCCCTCCGCCTCTTCCCGCGCCCTGACCGAAGCACGATCCAGTGCGCGTTGCGCTGCCCTTTCTACGGCTTCTGCAGAGAGCTTGCGCTTCGCCTTCTCGACCGCCACCGCCATGTCTGTTACCGAGCCTGCCTTGCTCATGTGTAGCACGCCACCGCCTGCCATGCGCTGCGGCTGATGCATGATCGCGAGCTTGGCGAGGTCGAGGTTCAGCATCTTGTTGGCGCCGTCGTCCTGCACCGTCTGCTTGAGCGCCTCGACCGCGGGGGTCTGCTGATCGGTGATCATGCCGCCCTCGGCGTAGAACTCTGGCAGCTCAATCGTGGGGCGTTGTTTGCTACGGAGCTCAATCACGCGGTCGGCTGAGTCTGTTACGGGTTCATCATACCTCTGTGGCTTGACGCGGTTGCCTGTCAGTTGCATCTCTTTGTAGAGCGCCTCGAGGTAGTCCTCTCTCGACCGACGGGGGAACGGCTCGCGCAGCTCCGACCGCGGCACTAGCTGAACCAGACCTGCCTGCTCGCCTGCCGCATCCATCACTCGGCTGCGGTGCCTGCCCTCATGCCCAGAGATGTAAGGCAAGCCAGTCGAGCCTTGCTGCATCTTATTAATGTTTAGGTACGGCACATCAGAAAACCCACCGTTATTGTGAAAGCCAGTGATATCGGCAATCTTTTGCAAACTTCTGCCTGACAAGTTAGCGTCAAGCGGAGCCGCATAGCGCTCGAAGTCCGATGGCTTCATTGTCATCAGCCCTTGCGCGTTGTCGCCAGTGAATGCACGCACTAACGCTTGATCTTGATACAGCTTCTCGAGGTTCGGGATCTCGTCCGCAGCCCGCTCAACGCGTTGGGCGCCGTACTGTCCCTCGCTCTGCCGCACGCGGTTAGCAAGATCGGTGATGCCACTGCGCGTCATGACGGTTGGCGCCTTTGCCTTCTCCGCCTCGATCAGCCGCTTGGCACGCTCGATGGCTATTAGCACAGGTGAGGCTGATTCTGTAAGGGAGAATTTAGACATAGTCGTCACGCTGCGTAAGGGTTGACTCGCTTGATGCGAGAGTCGTCGACGTATTCGTCATCATAATGCGGATCGGGGTCGATGTCTAGGAAGCCTGCGTCTCTCAGGTAGCGCAGCGCCTGCGACATCGTGTCGACGTAGTCATCGTGGCTGGTCTCAGGGAACGAGCAGACCTGCTGCACGAAGGGCTCAGCCCAGTCGCGGACGTAGCCCTTGCGCTTGGTCGACTCAGGGATGTAGACGCGCCCTGCGGCGATGATGTTTGAGATGAGGTGGACGCGTTGCACTTTGTCCAACTTCCCGGGGTTATAGCCCCGCACCTGCACATGCGCTCTGCCAAGGTCTTGTATCAGCGACTGCCCGCTCGCCTTCTCCTCGATGAGCACCAGATCGACCCGCTTGCCGGGCTCCCCGTACACCGCCTCATAGTCCTCTAACAGCTTCGGCTTCAGGTCAGGGTACGCGAGGTGCTCCGACCAACAGTCGATCAGCATTGCGCACAGCGGACGATCGAGGGGCTTGAATATGCCCCAGACCGAACACGCCGTCGGATCGCCTGTCGTGCGCTCAGTGAACGCCGTGTCGTAGCTCTGCAGGATGTACTCGAACTCAGGGAACGCCCGCTCCGCTGACCACAGGCGGAACCAGTCCCTGACGATAATCCCTCCCTCCTCTGGATCGATGATCTCGGCGTAGATCTCCTGCCTGCCGATCTTGGTGCCCTCGTAGCTCAGGATCTGCGCCTTAAAGCTTGGCGCGAGGTTATCTATATTAGAGTGGGTCGAAGCCGTCGTGACACAGACGTCATCGCCATCGCGCTCGATCAGCTCTAGGATCAGTTCTTTCGGCTTAGGCGTGGTGGTAGCCAAGATCATTGTCTTGTTGCCCAGACGCACGCCGAACTGGATCATGTCCCACGCTTCTCTGAGGTAGTCCCACGCGGCTAACTCATCGAGCCAAGCGCCATGATACTGACCACCGCGGAAGCGCTCAGGCTCTGACGCGGGGATCCCCTTGATCAGCGAGCCATTGATCAGCTTGATCTCGTGGTAGCTCTTGTTGTAGTCAGCCACGAGCTCAGGTGGGATTACGCTGATCAGCCCAGAGTCACCCTCAAAGCAGGTAGCCCTGACGTCCGAACTCGTGGGGGCGGAGACTAGCCACCTACTGTTAGGCAGCTGCCACGCCCACCATCCGATCTGCTCCGCCGCCACCCTCGTCTTGCCCGCCCCCCTTCCTGCTAATAGAAGGTGGATGTTGTACCAGTCCCCGCTCGGGGTGATCTGGTGGGGGTGCGCGGTCGACAGCCACTTCAGGCGCCAGTTGAACGCGATGCGATTAACCGCAGGGGCGCTCAGGTACGTCTTGCGGAACTCCTCACTCTTGAACAGCTCGAGCGAGTCAGTCAAAGTGTTCACTGTGAACACCTACTCTTCATTCTTGACCTGCAGCTTGCGCTCCAGATTGAGCAGGGCTGCGTCGAGTACGTTCACCGTCGACTCTGTCACCACGGGGTTCTCCTTGTCGCCTGCGAGGATCGTCTTGTCGCCATACTTGCGTGGGTTCCACTTCGCCAACAGCTTTAAACGCATCTCCACGCGATTCTTTTGCCACTGGACATACGCTGAGTCCATCCGCCCCCCATCGATGCGCTCAGGGATGGCGTCGAGGATCGCAATCGCGTCCTCCGCAATGGCGTCAGTGCCCAATTCTCGGGCGCGAGCGAAGCGT